GACTAAGGATTATGTTTATCGCTATGTGTTAGTAGATAGATTTAAACATTCATCAAAAGCACATTACGGATTTGACAAAGAACTAGGAATGACTGAAGCCGAAATATTTGCTAAGGTAACTCCTAGAAAATTAAGAAGAAAATATATTATAAAGGATTAACAAATGGCAAATTTTTCAACAGACGCAGATTTACAAATATACCAACCAGATATTTTAGGATTCGGCATAGCATCATTCACAACTCCAAATAATTACCATACATTAGCAAGAGAAGACATTGAGAGAGACTTAAGAATTAAATGGTATCCAGTTTATGTAAAACAAACTTATAGAGATATTACATTATTAAATACAATGGAAATGAACGGAACACTATTAACAGATTCTCAATTTAAAAGATTATCTGTTTATAAAGTAATTGGTTCTTATGCTTGTCCACAATTAACTAAATACAATTCAAATGATAACTTAGATAGATTTCAAGTAATGATGAAACACTATCTACAGATGTATGCAGATGAATTTGATTCTATTTTAAAAGATGGGGTTGAATATGATGCTGATGATTCTAATACAGTTAAAGATGCTGAAAAAGCACCTTATCATAGACTTCAACTTATCAGATGATTACTATTGAAAGTAATGCTTTACAAATAGCTAGAAACTTTGAAAGACAAGTTTACGAGCAACCTAATATTGTTAAAGTTGCTTTAGGAAGAACTGCTGAATTTTTAATGTTTATAATTAAACAAAGAACAGCTAAAGGTTCTGATTATCAAGGTAACAGTTTTGCTAAATATACTCCTGAATATGCAAATATTCGTAGAACAAAAGGATTAAAAATTACACCTGATTTATTCTTTAAGGGAAATATGTTATCAAACATGACTCAAAAATCTACTCCAACTAAATCAGAAATATACTTTTCAGCAGTAAGAGAAAATTCAAAAGCTTTAGGCAATCAAAGAAAAAGAACATTCTTTGCAATAGGTAGTAAAGAAGCACCAGTATTAATGAATAAATTTATGGAAGAATATAACAAACTAACTAAAATATAATGAGCAAACGAGAAGATATAGCAAGTAATATAATTACAGTTTTAACAGCAGTAACTTCGCCTATTACTTTAAAGAAGATTACTAGAGAACCTTTTAATATTGATGAATTATCTGAGCAACAATATCCAGCTATATTTATTCAATCAGGAAACGAAACACGAACTGATATTACAATGCCTTCATCTACAATAACTAGACAAGCATCTACTGATTTTATTATTGTAGGATTTGTAAAAGGAACTACGTCAAATATAGATACAAAACGTAACGAACTCATAACCACTATTGAAACTACATTAAATAATGATAGAACAAGAGGTGGATATGCGAAAAATACTCAAGTCGTAGAAGTATCTACTGATGAAGGTATTTTATTTCCAACTGGTGGAATTAGAATGGTGATACGAGTTATGTATCAATTCACTTCTGGTACACCTTAAAACTAACAATACAAGGAGAACATAAATGGCAACTCATACTGGTTCAGAAGGACTTATAAAAGTCGGAACTGACACTGTTGGAGAACTTAGATCATTCAGTTTAGAAACAACTGCTGATACTATTGAATCTTCTAACATGGGAACAACTGCAAGAACTTACAAAGCTGGATTAACAGCTTGGTCAGGTACTGCATCTTTATTTTGGGACGAACTAGATACTGGTCAATTAGCATTAGTTCTAGGAACTGAAATAGTAATTAAAGTTTACCCTGAAGGTGCTACAGCTGGTGATAAATATTACACTGGTTCAGCAATCGTAACAGCTAAATCTGTATCTGCATCTTTTGATGGTCTAGTAGAATCTTCTATTAGCTTTCAAGGAACAGGTGCTTTAAGCTTCAGTACAGCAACATAATTTAACTAAACAGGAAGAATATGAACGTAATAGATAGAGTGAAGGCACAGTTTGAATCTTTAGGAATAAAAAAGATTGAGGTAGCTGAGTGGGGCGAGGAAGGCAAACCTTTAATAGTATATTGCTCACCATTTACATTAGGAGAAAAAAGAAACCTATTTAAAGGTGCTAAGAATGATGATCTTGGAGTATTAGTAGATGCAATAGTTCTTAAAGCCAAAAATGCTGATGGAGAAAAAATATTTAAGCTAGATGACAAGCAAACATTATTGAATAATGCTGATGCAAATGTTATAGCTAGAGTAGCAACAGAAATGTTGAATGGTGTTTCTTACGAGGAAGCTGAAAAAAAGTAAGATTTGATCCTGAGTTATATACTGTACTTGCTCTGGGTCATGAATTAAAAAAAAGTATGGAAGAAGTTCTTTTGATGACTCAAGACGAATTTCATTATTGGATAGCTTACTTTAAAGTGAAGGCAGATAAAGAGAAACTAGAACATGGCAGATCAGCAGTTAAACATAAAGCTTAATGCAATAGATAATGCTTCAAAAGCACTTACAGATGTAAAAAATAATATCAAAGGCATAGGAACTACCACAGATAATGTTACAGGAAGTTTTTTTACACTTAAAAATGCAATATTAGCATTTGCCACAGGTGCAACTATAAATGGTGTAATAAACCAGACTAAAAAATTTCAAGACTTACAAACTACTTTATCAAGAGTAACTGGTTCTGTTGAAAATGGAACGCAAGTATTAAATTATTTAATTGATTCAACTAGAAAATCTACATTTAGTGTTCAAGATTTAGCAAACGCATATATAACATTATCTACTGCTGGAATTGCACCAACTGAGAGAATTTTAAAAATATTTACTGATACTGCTTCTGCTTCAACAGATCAAATTGATACTTTAAATGATTTAACAAGATTATTTGCAAAAGGTGTTCAAGGTGGATTAGGAATACAAGCATTAACACAATTAGTATCAAAAGGAATACCTGCATTTAAAATATTAGAAAATGAATTAGGATTATCTAAAGATGGTATTGAGAAATTTGCAGAAACAACAAGAGGTGCTAATAAAATATTAGAAGCTTTATTAAATGGTTTAGAAAAATCATTCTCAGGTGCTACAGAAGCAAGAGCAAACAATTTATCAGTTGCATTATCAAGAATTGGTAAAGAAGCAGACTTGGCATTATTAAACTTAGGAAAGAATGGTCTTACACAAGGAGTTAATGATTTAGCAGATGCTTTAACCACATTAAACAAAGAAGGAGAACCATTATTAAGATTCTTTGGTGGTTTGTCAGAAATTGCACTTACAACTGCTAGTGGTGCTTTATTATTCTTTAACAATATACTTAAAGATTTACGAAAAGAATTTAACCAATTTTCAAATGAATATACTAAACTTTACAATAAAATAACTGGCAAAAGAATACCATTAAATGTTGAGGGAATGACAACTTCTCCAACTGAAATAACAGGTGTATCAACAGGATTGCCAAAAACAGAAAAAGCAGTAACACCAATACTTGATCTTGAATTAGTTTTAAAAAGAGTAATTGAAGATAATCAAAATAAAATTGACAGAATAAATGATTCATTTTCAACAACAGCAGGTTTAACAAAAACAATAACAGAATCTCTCAACGCAGGTATAGGAGACTTTTCACAGAAGTTAGCTGAATCAATAGTTCTTGGTAAACAATTACAAGATGTTTTTAGAAACTTGGCACAAAGTTTATTAGTATCAATTTTAAAACAAGCTATTGAATTAATAGCTAGAGAAACATTAAATTATTTTTGGAAACAATTACAAACAACAGAATTATTTAAACAACTTGCTCTTGAAAAACAAATAACAGCAGAAAAAATAGCACAAGCATCTGTATCATCATCTTCTAGTGGTGGTGGATTCTTTGGTTCTTTATTAAAAATAGGTTCAAGTTTATTTGGCGGTGGTACAACAAGTCCATTTGATACTGGGGGAGAAGCAATTTATACAAATTATGCCGAAGGTGGTTCTGTTAAAAGTGGAGTTCCAATAACAGTTGGAGAACGTGGTAGAGAACTATTTATTCCTTCATCAAACGGAACTATTGTACCAAACCAAGATTTAGGTAGTGGAATGAATATAACATTTAATATTCAAGCAAATGATGTTAGAGGTATTAGAGAATTATTAATTGATAACAGAGCAACTATAATTAACTTAGTTAATCAAGGTGCTAATGCGAAAGGAAGATCAAACGTAGTATGAGTGGAACATTTCCAACAAGTCCATCACCAAGTGGTGTAACAATTTCTTCTAATCAAAACACTATTGTTACAACAACAGCTTCTGGCAGACGACAAGCAAGACAAATTGATGCACAAAAATTTAGATTAACAGTAAAGTTCCCAGTTATGACTAGAACTGAATTTGCACCTATTAATGCTTTCATATTAAAACAAAGATCACAAATGGAATCTTTTACATTTACTCCACCAACTATTGCTTCTTCATTAGGAGTTGCAAGTGGAGTTATTAGAGTTAATGGTGCTATTAGTGCTGGAGTTACTTCAGTTGCAATAGATGGAATGTCAAACAGTACATCAGGTGTATTTAAAGCTGGAGACTATTTTAGATTTACTGGTCAAAACAAAGTTTATATGGTTATGGCAGATGTATCATCTAATGGTTCTGGGCAAGGAACATTAACTTTTGAACCACCATTAAGAACTGCTGTTGCTGACAATGCTATATTAATTTACTCAAACGTAGATTTCACAGTTGGATTAACAGGAGATATTCAAGAATTTAATATAAGCACAGAAAATTATTTCCAATACGAAGTTGATCTTATAGAGGTACTATAATGACAAGATCATTAACTGCTGGTGTCATAGCAGAATTAGCTACAAACAAATTAAATCCAGTAGAACTTATTTACTTAGGGATTGGTTCAGGAACATATTATACAGATCATTTTGCTAATTTAACTTTTAATGGGAATACATATACTTCTTCATCATTATTCTTAGGTAGTTCTGACGTTCAAGAAACTGCTGATGTATCAGTAAACAATCTTACATTAAAATTCTCAGGTGCAGATACAACAATCATTAGTCTTTTATTAAACAATGACTATATGAATAAACCTGCAAATCTTTATAGAGGTTTCTTAGACGATAGTGGTGCTTTAATATCTGACCCATTTTTATTGTTTGAAGGAAGAATAGCTAACTTCTCATTAGAAGAAAATGCAACAACATCATCAATCAATATTATTATAGCATCACATTGGGCAGATTTTGAAAAGGTACAAGGAAGAAGAACTTCTGAAAACTCTCAAAAGTTATTGTTCTCAACAGATAAGGGTATGGAGTTTGCAAGTCAAACATCACAGAAGATTAAATGGGGTGTAGCTTAATGAGTGATTTAGATAGAGCAGTACATATATTTAGACAGATGCCAAGATACGATAAATATACTTACGCACAAATAGCAGGAATGATTTTACCACCACTTAACTTAGATCAATACCAAATACATAGAGTTGGAAAAGAAGATGTAGGATTTACAAGTTGGGCTTACATGAATGATATAGTTCAACAAAGATATAAAGTTAGTGGCAGATTAAAAGACAATGAATGGAATAGTGGAAAGAATATTTGGGTTATGTCTTTTGTTGCAAAGAGTCATGCTAAAGAAATAATGAGTTGGGTAAAAGAATACTTCAAACCAAAACTAGAAGTTAATGAATGTGTTAAATGGATTAGAATGTCAGAAGATAATCATATTTATAGAGCATCAGAAAAATACAAAAGAGGATTTCATATCTAATGCCAGAAGCAGTAGTAACAGCGATTATAACAACCATAATAACAACAGCAATTAGTTATTTAATTGCACCAAAACCAAAAGCACCAAGACAATCTTCTAATGATGAAGTTAAAGGTATCTTAGTAAATAAAGACGCAAACAATAATCCAATACCTGTTGTCTATGGTCAAAGACAGGTTGGACTAACTAGAGTTTATGTTGAAAGTTCTGGTGTTGATAATCAATATCTTTATATCGCTGGAGTTCTTTGCGAAG